CACAGGCCTTCTCTGCTCATGGTCAGAGCTAATGGTCTGTCTATGGTAATATCATCTGCTGTTTCGCTTTCAAATCGTGCGATAAGTTCATCACCGTTGATTAATTTCAAACTGATGATATCTCCGTTACTAAATCCTTTGCTAATTAACATGGGTTTCCTTCTGCGTTTATTTCAATCCAAGTGTGGTCACCTAACCACTTAACTTGACATATAAATTCATAATGGTCCGGAGCACCGGCAGTCCAATCATCAGGACCATTGTGTGTCAATATTGTACATTTATCTATATGATGGTAGGCCAACCAATAGATTTGGCCGTGATAGATTTGAAAATTGTATCGGGCAGCATGAACAGCATCTGTAATTTCTAAACGCCGTTTAATACTGGCTGCTTGTCGTTGCAATACAGTAACCAATTCCATAATGCGATCGTATTCCTGCTGTGCATGCATTCTGGCCACATTGACCATGATGTCTTTTTGCTTTTCAACCGGAATAAGATCAAACTTTGGTCCGCCTGCTTCAGTAGGATATGGAGTTACATTGCGATTAAGAAATGTAACTAAATTACCTCCTAGTTCTGCGTCGTAGCTGTCTCGCCCTTTGAGAACGTTACTACGTTCAGTCATCACCGATTAGACGTTCTAATGTCTTATAATGATCGTAGGCTTTTTTCAGTGCTGCAAATTTTTCCAAACGTTCAGGGTCGGGTTCTTGTAGAATGGCCAATCTATCCTCAATTTTTTCCATGAGTTTACCTAGGCTGCGTCCTTTCCATTTGATGTCACCTTCGAAATTAGCATCATCCTTGACATTTAGCCCAGAACTGGGCATAATTGTAGACCAATTTGTACCAGCAGCGGTATATACAGGGATACTAGTGTTAGGGGTGGTGTAAACATATGGACCAGTATATGGATTGGTAGTAGCACTACCGGTACCGCCGCTGATAGTTACATTGCCATAACTGTTATAAAATCCACTGGTAGTGTAATTCATATTATTAAAACTAGTAATATCAGCAGTAGTCAACGGACTAAAACTAGTTAACCCTGTTAATGCTGCTAGGTCAATTGAAGGGATACTGGCTACTTCCAATGTGTCAACATTGTATTGCGATTGCGGAACGTATGTATTATCAGACATTTACATTCTCTTTAATATATTTTTGCAGTTCAGTAAATCCACCGATCAGTTGATCGTTGATAAAGATTTGCGGAACACTACGAGCAGAGGGAACATACTCTAACAATTCTTCCTTGGTCCAACCGTCACCAATTCGACGCTCTTCGAATTCAATGCCCTGTTGCTCCAGCAGTGCTTTGGCCTGATCACACTGTTGACAGTCGTTTTTGCTCCAAACAATAGCTTTCATTTTTATCCTTTTTATAAATCAGGAAGTTCTTCATACGCCACATCAGCCGACATGGCTCCAATTACATAATTGGTACTTTCATTTTCTTGTAAGGCAGTTTGTTTTTTTCCTATATTCAAATGTTTATTGAACCACGGAATAGGACTGGATTTAGGGTGATCTGCAAGATACTTAATACCGATATCTTTAAGACGAACAAATGCTGTATAATCTACAAAGTCGCTGAGAATAGCAGCATTCAGTCCAATAACAACACCTTTCTTAAACAAATACTCTGCCCAGGCTTTTTCTTCTGCAATAACTTCCATATACATAGCATACACTTCGTTGCGACAAGAGTCAACTATATCAGCAAATCTTTCATCATCTTTTACTACATTATTGATTAACCAAGCAGTCCATTCTGCATGTAGTAATTCATCTTGTAGAATTAAACTGATAATATTTCCATTGCCAATAAAGATACGATTTTCTACCATGGCCAGACTGGTAGCAAATGACACCATAAAACGCAATGCTTCTAATGCATAACTGGCATTTAGTGCCATCCAAATTGCTCGAACATGTTCGGTTTCAGGAATACCCACTGGTAGTAGTTCTTTCTGGCAATTCAACTTGTGTAGTAGGTCATAGTATTTTCCCACACTGGAAGCCATTTCGACAATTTCTTTGGTGTCGTGAATTTTATTAAATTCTTCTTTAGGAACACCATAGACATTGCGAATAATATGACTGTAACTTTTGCTGTGAATATTGGTTTCAAAAAAACTCCAGTTACTGACCAGTGCTTCTAATTCTGGAATACTGATTACAGGACTAAAAACCTGCGTAGGAGCACGACCCTGAATGCTGTCTAATGCGGTTTGTCTCAACAGGTTTGATGTAAAGATATGTTTAACTGCTTCGCTGGCTTCCTTATGATCCATTTTGTCTTTGGTAAGACTGATTTCTTCTGGAACCCAAAAATATCCTCGTTGTATTTCTTCAAATTTTGCAATCTTAGGATAGCGATATTCTTCAAAACGCTGTACGGTAACCGTGCCATCTAAAAACATTTTACGTTTTAGATAGTTAGTGGGTGTTTTTAAATCGTATTGTAATTTGCTCATAATGTGCATGCCTCGCAGTGTTCGTCATCAATCATCTCCATAACTGGAGAATTAACCACTGTTGTAGTGGTCAGTATGTTTTTACTACCCACCTTGTCCAGAAGGCTGTAATAAATTGTCTTGATCCCCCACCGATATGCCAGCATTAAATTCTTAGCAATTAGTGTACCCGGGACCTTTCCATCTCGAAAATGTTTTGGGGAGTAAAAGGTGTTGGTGCTTAGGCTCTGGTCAATATAAGCAGCCAACACCGCGGCTGTTTTTAAGTAGCCTATACAATCCGTCTGTTCCCACATAAGTTGATAGCGGTTTTTTAATCTACGATATTCAGGAACTACTTGCACAAAACTGCCTGCTTTTGATTCCTTAACGCTGATCAACTCCATTGGCATTTCAATACCGTTGGTGCTGTTTAATACCACGCTGCTTGACTCGACAGGAGCCACTGCCATTAGTGTACCATTGCGTATGCCATACTGCTTCATATGTTCACGCAATGGTTCCCAATCCATACTGGGTGTAAAGTCGGTCAACTCATCTACACCCGGGTTTCTACGTTCCCACGGAAATATTCCCTTTCCATAGTAAGTATAACTGCTGCGTTTGCAAGCACCTCGTTCCTGTGCCAGTTCCACGCTGATTTCGGTGAGATAATAGGCCTGATGTTCCATCCAACGTTTGACTTCTTTGAGAGAGTCCTCTTCGCCATATTTTAAACTACGACGAGCATGCCAATAGGCCAGATTAGTAATACCAACACCCAGCGGTTCGAATTCGTCATTGGCCAGTCGGCTTTGTACACTGAGGAAATCTTGATAATTTAACAAATTACTTAAACTGCGAACCAGTACACGACAGGCTTTACGCATCTGCTGGGGATCTTTAAAAGCACCCCAATTTATGCTGCCAAGAGTACAAAGAGCAATTCGCCCCTCAGTGTCTTCAATTCTCTGGAAAGGGCGGGTGGGTAAAAGTATCTCTTGGCATAGGTTTGATTGATATATTGGATCAGTAGTTGTGTCAAACGGCCCCTGAGCGATGACGTTGTCGATATTGACAAGATATATTCGCCCAGTGTCAGTACGCTCTTTAAGGATGCCATTTTTGAATATTTCATCCGCTGAAACGCTTTTCTTTTTAATTTTCTTATCGAGTTCATATTTTGTGTATAATTGTTCAAACTCAGCGCTATTTCTATAATAGGCCTCGTAGAGATCCGGCACTTCATGCGGATCAAACAGTGTGATCATTTCTTTGTTTTTATATCGACGCCAGAAAAGAGCACTGACTACTACACTATAATCCATTTGACGAACACGAGTTTCTTCTGTGCCTTGGTTGTTTTTCAGCACAATGAGATCTTCAAATTGATAATGCCAAATGGGAAAAGTCACTGTACAACTGGCGTTGCGAATACCACCTTGACTGCAAGACCTCAAATCTGCGAACCATTTCTTTAAAAAGGGTATCATACCCGTATGCTTGATTTCACCGTTGCGAATTGGGGCGCCTACGGGGCGAATTCGGCCAATTTCCAGGCCAATTCCGGCTCGTTTTGAAGCATATTTAGCCATCATTTCGCCGGCTGCAAAGATACTGTCCAATGTATCATCACTGGTGATCAGCACACAACTGCTGAATTGTTTGGTGGTTGTACCAAGACCGGCCAGTACTGGAGTTGCCAGTGTAAAATGCCCTTCGCTGGCGCATTGGTAATAGTCTTTGACATAACTTAATCTCCGATCTTTGGGTTCATTATGAAATGCTGTGGCAGCAGCAATGGCATAGCGAATCTGTGGAGTTTCGTAAATTTGTCCTGTTGCACGATTTTGTACCAAATATTTTTCACATAACTGTGCAATGGCTGCGTAGGTGTAGTTTTCGTCTTTGTCGTGATCAACCAGCATTTCGATAGCGTTCCATTCGCTTTCATCATACCACTCCAACAGTTTGGGGGTATACATGCCAGCGGCCACATTGGTTTTTACTATGTCATAGATGCGAGGAGGATTATAGTCTCCATATACTTCTTTGCGCAACATGCTGACACGCTGACGTCCTGCTACATATTGATAGTTAACATTGTTAATGTCAGGATTTTCGGTTTCGTCTATG